CTGGACTTAAATTCGTCTACACTACCTAGTGCCATTTGTTAATCCTCCCTAATTAAAATGCCTGCCCAGCGATTTCCTCGAAGGAAACGCCAGTTCGGACAGCGACAAAGTTGAGTGTGATAAAGTTAATCGAGCGAGCCGGCTTAATAAGAATATTAGCAATGAACTCGTTACGATCAATAACTGCCGCGGTGTTAACTGTTTCATCAGCTACCACACGGAAGTCTGTAATACCACGTCGTCCTTTAACATCACGTAGTACTGGCTCGATGATATTCACGAACTCAGCTCTTGTAAATTCATCATTGAATTCAAAGAGTACGTTCTTGGCCGCACGCTCAATGGCACGCTCAAGAGTTAGGAACAATCGACGTACGTTAATACGATCGAACGCGGAAGGTCTTGAAAGACCAGTTTTATCACCGAATAAGATAATACCCTGACCCGGCATGTTAACGATTGGGTTAACGCCTGCCTTGTAAAGTGTATCTCTACGTGTTTTATTCGGATTGTAGTTTACAGATGTTACGCCAAGTAGTTGACCGCGTCTGGTACCAGCTGGTGAGAACCATGGAGCCGCTACTCGGTCAGTTTCAGCCATTAGACCTGCAAGTGAAGAACTTGCTGGAATCTCGATAAACTTATCATTGTATTTGTCGTAAACTTTCAAGAAGTTACCACCTACAATATTGTAGCTTGACCGAGTAAATGTGGCTGCTGTTGCTGCAACATTTGTTGTGATCGTTGCGTCACTTGTTTGATTCACGATATCAGCACGTGCTGGACCAGATACAACCACACAATCTTTACGGCTAGTTGCAATTGCAATCAAGTCGTTAACTACTGTTGTTTGGTCTGCTCGTGCAGACATTCCCGGTGCGATAAGGAAGTCAACTTCTACAACATCTTTATCTTCGAAAAGATCGAATGCTGAGACATAGTTAGAAACGCTGAGTGTTCCTGTGTCGTTACCAGAGTCGAAATTGTAGTTGACAGCTTGTTCAGGGGCTGCAGTTCCTACAAAGTTTTTTGTGACACCCGGCGTGATTGCTGTACCAGCAAGACCACCAACCCTGAAGTTAGAGTCGAAATCGACCATGTGAATGTATTGTGAGCGGTTATTGATCACATCTTTAACATAGATGTTTGCCCCATCGTCAGCATTAATGCCGTTAGTTGCGACAGAAACGAAAGGATAAGTCTCAAGGACTGTTCCCTTTGTGCCTGTGATCGCCCCGTTTTTATCAACAACTGCTACGTGAATTTCATCGTTTGTTGCGTCGTTTCCGGCGGCAAAAGTTGATGTCCCTGGAGCCGCGTCAAATGAACTTTTATAAGTCCATCCGTCGAAGCCGGAATCACCTATTGATGGTGGGCATATTGATACTTGTAATGAGTTGCCTAGAGTTCCGGGAAAACGACCTATAAAAGTAAAGCCGTCAGAATCTAGAGCTCCTAACTGAGCATCAAAATTAGTTGAATTTTTAACTGTTGGAAGCGAATATGTTCCTACAGCATAAGCTCCGGTTTGCCCTGTGGTTGAAACAGCGTTATTAGCGTCTGAATCAACAATACGGGACATTTGCAAAGCATTTGAGTAGCGTAAGAAATACGCTGCGTCGTGGTAGTCGATTGAGTGAGAACTATTAGGTGCGCCAAATGTTTCGGTAAGTTCTTCTTCATTGGCGATTAAAGTTCTCTGATCAGCCGGACCCCACATAAACTTTCCTGAATAACAGCCTGTGGAAGTTTGAACATTAGGCACTCCGCCCGTAAGATCTACTTCTTTGACTATTACTGCAGGACTTTGTGATGGTGCAAAAAGTGCCATTAGATTACCTCGTTTAGGTTCTTATTTATATGGTGCATGATACGAGTGTCTTTCAATTTCAACTATATTTATAATAATTGGAATTTTAGCCCCAATTGTCATGTTCACGATCAAAGTCAACAAACCAATCAGGTTTAGCATTTTCTTCATCAACTAACTGTTTCATATATTCACTGCCATCGTCAACCCATCCAAAAGGTACAATGTCTGCTTCAATTTCATCCATCTTTTGTTTAAACAACATTTCTTTTAGATTAATATCAGTCATATCGCTAAAGAATTGTGTTTGAGCAAAGTAACCAAACATGACTAAGTTCATTACCAAGTCATCATGGTTACCTTCAGAAGCTTCGTACGAGCTGCCTCTACCAACAAATGTAGAAATTTCTAGGATGGTTTGCTCATCTTTAATTATAAGCTTATTATTTTCAAGTAAGTCTTTCAGGCCTGAGCAGCCTAATCTTTTTACTTTACGAGTCATGGCTTGGCCAATAGCATTAGCCTTAATGGCTGACTCCGTGTGCACGTTATCGTATTCTAATTCATGATATAAACCATTTGCCACCATTGAACCTTGGTCGTTTGACTCAACAACTACATACGCTTGATTGTAAGAAGTTGCGTACTTATATATAATACTAGGGAAGAGTAATGGAGAGATAGCATTGTTCCGATAAACAGCAACCTGTTCGAACGGTTTTACGCTAATATCGATTATAGTAAAAGTAGAGTAATCCTGTCCTCTTCCCTTCCCTACATCAACGCACATAATATATTCTTTACCTTTTTCAGGTTCTTTATATATTAGACCATCGCCTTGCTCAATGTATCTTAACGATTGTGCAGCTCTTAATTCCATAAGAGTTTCTGCATTGATTAAAGTATCACCGGTACCAAAGAATGTATTACCGAATTCTTGATCAAATTGAAGCTTGGATGTGTTGTTAATGGTTTGAATTTTCCAAACTTCATCACGCCCTGGAACATCCCACCAATCAACTCGAAACGGTGTAAACTCATTAACTTCTTGTATTGCGCCTTCCCACAACTTATAGAACATGTTACCAATACCATTTGCCGTAGATGTGACAATGACTTTGGTATCTCTACCAGCAGATACAACCGGATAAGTGGAGGTATAAAATTCAGCTGCTTTTTCTACGAAGGCAAATTCGTCTAAATAAAGCAGGTTGATACTAAGACCACGAATAGAACTACCAGTGGTTGCCGCAGTAATAATTCGAGAGTTATTGCCAAACTCAAGTGAACCTTTGTTGAGAGCTTTAGTTCCGGCTTGTAGAAAGAACGGTAAGTTTTCAAGCATAAGCGTGATCCGGGAGAGCATTTCTCGTGCGGTTGACGCTTTGTTAGCGAGGATGGCCACAGTTTTTTCCGGATAAAACAACGCGTACCAGAGCAAGTAGGCGCATACAGAAATCGATTTGCCCGATTGCCGACATGCCAATATAATATTGAACCGATGTTCATTGAATCTCTCGAACATATCCTGTTGATAAGGATATAACTTAAATGGTATTAACCCCTCGTCTAGTGAAATCACTTTCACGTATTCTTCAGCAAAATACACAGGATTATCCATGCATTTCTTATATTCTAGAAGACTTTCTTGGGTCCATTGTTCAGCTACACCGTCGCGCTTAACATTAGGATTTCCTAGATACGTCTCCCTCGATGGATTTTGGTGCATCATCTGTGACATCAATTAAATCGCCTTTGAGCAAACGTTGAACGTCTGCAGTAGAACCTAAGTAAAAATTATTCTGCGTATTGTTTACTTCGGTTGTCTCATTATTTCTCTCAAGATCCTTTTTGCCTTTATTCAATATCATCAATCGGTCGTTAACGTCCGATATATTTTTAATCATACCCGATAAAACTTCAAAAGCTCTAGGGTGCTCTGATTCTCGAGCTACCTCTATCATATCATCTAAAGCGCTTTTGCCTTTTTCTATCAAGTCATAATATGTTTCGCGGGAATAATTATAATCATTTGCCGCTTTATCACTGTCATGTTGCATCGCTATCCGCACTATAATCTGTTCTTGTGAATCCAAAATCGGAGTCACCAAGTATGTTCAACGTTGTTGGTTTAGGCTCTAACTGTATAGTTTTTAGCCTTAGATCAGAATCGCTGAGTCCTGATCCAATATCGAAAATTTTGGCTCTAACATCGCGTACGACTTCACCGGTGTTGATTGCACCGTAATATCTTATTCTCATTTCAAAGTCGATAGTGTAAATGATAGTTCTGCGCGCTCCTAAGTCTCCTTCGAAGTCGTCGGAGAAACTTACACCCCCAATCGCGATTGGAATATCTTCTAAGATATCGTCATAGGCTGCAAAAGGTTTAAGAGTTATTGAGTATTGTGGATTGAATGTTGGCAGAATTTGCTCAACGAGTTGAAGAGCATCATCTTGTGTTTTTGTGTAAATATTCAATTGAAAAGAAATAACGTATGGAACTCCGGTATAAAATCTATTTCTATTGTCTGCCGTTGTTCCAAACCGAGTGAAGTTGTTAACTTTTGAAACTTGCCGCGAGTTATCATATGCTAATGAAGTAATCTCAAAAGACATACGAGGTAACTTAATAGCTACTTTTGTATCGTTATCTAGATCTGGATTCTCGCGAATGCGATCTAAATACTTGTTTTTAGGAGCATATGCTAATGGTACTTTAACTTGAGAAGTAGATGCACCAGTCGTTTGATTCTTACGAACAACATACAGGTTAT